TCACGCCGCTCTGACAATATAGTTAAAAGCGATGTTGCGGGGGCGAGTTGAAACCCAGACAGAACCCTCGCTCGCATAAACGGTATTGCTCGCTGTACCGTTAACACCGTTGTCTCGGGATGCCTGCTCTGTCAGGTCAATATTATTTGGTGCGCGGAAGGCCCCTGCCGGAGCAGAAATTGATTTTGCAGCCGTGTCAGCTTCGGCATAGCCCATCCCGATATAAACGCCAATGTTGTCAACATCACTGCCGTTGTAATCCATCATGCCGGTTCGTAAATACGTGGGATTTTGCGCTGTCAAAATCGCCCTGCCAGCATCAACACCCCTACCATCATCCCAGCCGCGGATAAATTCGCCGCGGAGATCGGGCAAAACTCCGGAGGGATAGACCGTCGCCAGCTTCGGATACAGGGCCTTGTCGAACGACTGTCCATTACATTTCAGCCAGCCGGTGGGCGCGGTCGCCTGCGGCCAGGGTAGTGGGATACCCACAACATCGGCGATATTCATTTTTTGAGCCAGACCCGACGCGGTGCTGGCTGACAAATTCGCCGTTGCAGTAGAAACAAACGCTGTTGTCGCCAACTGCGTGGTATTGGCACCGGCTGCCGCCGTCGGTGCCGTCGGCGTGCCGGTAAGCGCTGGGCTGGCGAGTGGGGCATACTGCGGATGCGGATTTGCCGCTGCGACATGATTCGCCGTTGCAGTAGAAACAAACGCCGTTGTCGCCAACTGCGTGGTATTGGCACCGGCTGCCGCCGTCGGTGCCGTCGGTGTGCCGGTAAGCGCCGGGCTAGCGAGTAGCGCATACTGCGAATGCGGATTTGCCGCTGCGACATGATTCGCCGTTGCGGTAGAAACAAACGCCGTTGTCGCCAATTGCGTGGTATTGGCACCGGCTGCCGCCGTCGGTGCCGTCGGTGTGCCGGTAAGCGCCGGGCTGGCGAGTAGGGCATATTGTTTATGGGGATTGGCGTCGGCGAGATGTTTCGCCATCGCATCATCGGCGTAGGCTTTTACCACGACAGCGCTGTCATCCACGTACTTGCGAGTTGCCAGTACCACCGACGGGTCAATTTTTAGCGTGACCGCGTCGGTACTGCTGACAATCAAGATCATGCGCACCGTTTGCACCCGGCCGGAGCCTTCCTGTAGCAGCGGTTTGTAGGTTTCCGGGCAGTTGGCGACGGCAATCAGATTGCCATCGTTATCATACAGGCCGATTTCCCGGATCCACCACCCGCCCTCGTCCTCGGGGATCACCTGTTCAGCGATAATCTGATTGGGGTTGGCGGAATCGACACTCAGCGAATTCAGTGCGGCGCGACGCTTTTCATTAATCAACGTGGTTTGTGTGGTGCTCGGCGTTGGCAGCGAACCACCGCCATCCCCTACGCCCATTCGCGCGATTTCCAGTTGCTTCCCCAATGCCGTGGCATTGGCCAGCTTGTTTTCGCCCACTTGAGTGAGCAACGCTATGTATTTTGTCGTCATATCGTCTCGTATCTGAATAAGTGAAAAATAGTAACATCACGATATATGCAGCCAAGATCACCGCAGCTTTCTGTCAAATCGTGATATTTCGGTGAGGAGCGAGACGTCATTATGCTGACCGTCATCAGGAATGGCGCGTCATGGACGTTGTTACCGGCATACAACAACATCGCGGCACAACATCAATCACAACAAATTGAAAAAAAGATATTAATCCGAGATAAGCACTGAAAAGAAAAACGGCCCTCGGGCCGTTTGCGTTATCACATTCCCGGCTCCGTCGGCCACACAATGTCTGGCGCATGACCGAAATCCACCCGGCTTAATAACACCAGATAAGCCTGCCAAGAACTCAGTGCAGACGCTTCTTCCGGCGTGGCGATCCCCAAATTGATGGCATAAGTTAGTTCATTCAACCGATCATTTGCGCTGCGTCGGCGTTTTTCCTGTTCCGCTTTGGCTGCCTGTATCGCCGCATTAATTTTGGCTGCGTCATCCGTTACCCACCTGCCATCGCGCCATACATCAAACGCACTCGTCGGCGCCAACACCGTCAACTCGCTGGGTAATTCGCCCATCTGAGTCACCCGTAACGGCTGCCGGGTTTGTGTGTTGTAGGCCAATTGCCCCCTATAGTCCGGTACATGCACCCAACAAAGCCCGTCGTCACTGCGGCGCAAACCCAGCCCATCAGGAGGAAGCGAAGGCGCATCAAGATATCCCCCCGCAGGCAAGCCAGTACCTTGCATCAGGTATTCATAACCGGCGTGCAGATATTCATGCGTATCGGGATCAGCGAAATAGACCACCAGCCAGCCGGGTACGGTAGTTAGCCCGTTTGCCCCTAATTCAGCAGCCTGCGCTGTAATGGCATATTTTTTAGTCATCATGCAGCCCTCACGATGTAGTTAAAGGCGACGTTGCGGGGGCGAACATACGAACGCGCCCGTGATCCGTTATGTTCATATGACGGCAGATTACTGACCGCTGAATACTCGTCAGTATTGAACGTGCTATCGACATTATCGATTCTGATTGTTGTCGCGGCAGTGTTGCTTTCGATGTTCGGCTGAATCCACGTTGCATCCTGCACAGACAACACCGCACGCCCGCTATCAACCCCCCTCCCATCATCCCAGCCGCGAATAAACTCGCCGCGTAAATCCGGCAATGTGCCCGACGGATACGCTGCTGTCAGTTTGGGATAGAGGGTTTTATCGAACGACTGACCGTTACATTTCAGCCAGCCGGTGGGGGCGGTTGCTTGCGGCCAGGGCAGCGGGATGCCGGCAATCTCTGCTGCAAACCAGCCCGATGTAATGGCGCTGGTGCTGTTATCTCCCGCCGCCGGGGCGGTGAGCGTGGCCGTGCTGGTAATTTTTGTGGTTTTCCCAGTTCCTGGGGCGATAGTGACATCGCCGCTGTCTGCCAACGCGATGCGGTTGCTCCCTTTGCCACCCAGCTCAAGCCAGCCGTTGCTTTCGCTACGTCCGACAGTCCACAAGAATACGCCGTCACTGTTAAGCCCTTTAATATACGAGCCAGACGATGGTGCCTTTGTGCTCTGCTGCAAAAGGATTTGATTACCGTCGCCGTTGACGGTGACTGGTGTGGTAATTTTCAGTGACTGACCTGCTTTAGGGGCAATAGTAATATCGCCGCTGTCTATGAGCGCGACGCTATTGCCACCCAAGTAGCTGTAAAACTGCGTGTTCGTGCCGGCATACGTCAGTTGCGCTATCTGAACACCGAGATTGGTCTGAAACGATATCCCTACAGCAGCATTGGCAGTTGCAGCTTTGAGTAACACGGCGCCGGCGCCATCAGCGGTTACTTTTACACGCCCGGTAAACTCAGGGCTGGCAAGCGGCGCATACTGAGGATGCGGATTTGCCGCTGCGACATGATTCGCCGTTGCGGTAGAAACAAACGCAGTGGTAGCCAACTGCGTGGTACTGGCACCGGCTGCCGCTGTTGGGGCGGTGGGTGTGCCCGTCAACGCCGGGCTGGCGAGTGGGGCATATTGTTTATGGGGATTGGCGTCGGCGAGATGTTTCGCCATCGCATCATCGGCGTAGGCTTTCACCACAATCGCGCTGTCATCCACGTACTTGCGGGTCGCCAATACTACAGATGGATCGATTTTCAGCGTGACCGCGTCGGTGCTGCTGACAATCAAAATCATACGCACCGTTTGCACCCGGCCGGAGCCTTCCTGTAGCAGCGGTTTATAGGTTTCCGGGCAGTTGGCGACGGCGATCAGATTGCCCGCTGCGTCGTACAAGCCGATTTCCCGGATCCACCACCCGCCCTCGTCCTCGGGGATAACCTGTTCAGCGATAATCTGATTGGTGTTAGTCGTGTCAACGCTCAGGGAGTTCAACGGCGCCCGGCGGCGTTCGTTGACCAGTTTGGTTTGTGCTGCGTCGGGAGTCGGCAGGGTGCCGCCACCGTCGCCGAGCGCCATTTGGGTGATAGACAACTGCTTCCCCAGCGCGGTAGCGTTTGCCAGCAGCGCGGCGCCAGTGGTTGTCAGCAGGGCAAAATATTTTGTGGTCATGCGTTCACGCTCACGTTATCAGAAAGATGTACCGCACCGCCACGCACGTCGGCGCCGGTTGTGGTAATGGTTTCAGGAAAGTAGGGATAGATGGTCAGCGCGTCGCCGCTGTACTGCCCGACAATGACCGGCGCCGCGCCCCGGCTATCAAGATGGATAGCCAGCCCCAAGAGATGGCGGCTCGCAGGCTTGGCATCAGCAATTAAGCGTTCCAGCTCCAGATAGGTTTCTTCGGTGATGCCGGCATCCTGCACGCCGATATCCAGCCGGAAAGTGCCGGGTACGCCGCCGGTTTGCCACCACTCGGTAATACGAATCAGATAGCCGAACGGCTCGACCACCCGGCGCAGGGCGGCGATGGTGCCCTTCTGGCGGTGTACCCGCCATGCCGCCTTGATCACCTGACGTTTGGTCTGTTCTGACCAGCGCTTATCCCAGCGGTCAACTGACAACGCCCAAGCGAGATAAGGCAGGAATGATACCGGACAGGTGTCAGGGTTCCATAACGTATCCAGATCGACCGCTATCTCACTCAGATGCTGGGTAGAACTGGCGACATTGCGCATAAAGTCACTGGCCGACGGTGGCAATAGGCTGTTACTCATCGCTGCCGCCCTCAGTGAGAGTCAATCCGGTGCAGTACGCCGCCTGCGTGTCGCTGATCACCATGTCTTGCGCCGGTTCCAGCAGCTCGACACGTTGCACTCCCTGCACATGCAGCGCCGCCATGATGGCCGAGCGAGCCACATCACGCCCGATGCGCCCCTGTACGCCAAGCCATGACGTTAATGCCTGCTGCGCGGCCTGTTGGATCGGTTCCGATTCCGGCCCAGGATAGCGGTACAACACCGCCGTAATGGCATAGCGCACAATCTCGGCGCTTTGCACCGTCAGGCGGTCGCCGACCGGGCGTTTATCGTCGGCGGACAGGGCGGCATCAACGGTTGCCAGCAGATCAGCCGAGGCACTGCCGTCTCCCTCTGTGGATAACACCGACACCACTACCACCGCTGGGGACGGGCTGATCGCTTTGGCATCCGCCACCTTGCCGCTGGCACTTTTGGCGAAATACTCATACGCGCCGGTCGGCCCGGCCACGCTCAACCCCTCAAAGGCCGCCTGCGCCCGCAACCGTAGCGCGCTGTCGCTTTCCATTATCGCGTCGGCGGTGTCGGTTTCCTCTGTAATGGTCAGCCGGGCCGTGTTCAGGTTAGCCGCCAGATTATCCAGATCGGATGATACGGCGTAGCTGAGTAGGCAGGCTTCGGCGCCCTCGTTAATCCGCTGGCGTAACATCATTTCCCGATAGGCGATCACCTGCGCTATCACGGTTAACGGTTCGGACTCCAGTTCCAACGCGGCGGTTACGGATGCCTGTTGATCGGCAGGAAAGGCAGCAATCATCACCGCTTTCACATCCTGAAAGATGACTTCGAAGTCCAGCTCTTCAATGATTTGCGGCTGGGGGAGCTGTGATAAATCAACCGTTGCCATCGCTGTTACTCCTGAGCGTAAGGGTGGTGCTGGCCGCCTGCATCGTTGCAGTAATAACGCCCGATAACTCTGCTGCTACCGCCCCGGATGCTGAGTAACGAATATCGATGGCATTCAGCGAGATACGCGACTCCCAGCGCGTCAGGGCGATAACAGCCGCACTCATCAACTGAAGCCGCGTCACAGCGTTCTGCGGCGCATCCAGCAGGTCAGGGATCAGGCTGCCGTAATCCCGGCGCATCACCCTGGATGCCAGCGGCGTAGTCAGAATGTCGCGCACCGACTGCCAGAGCTGATCGGCATCGGTCAGGGTGCCGGTGCCATGCGGATTCATGCCGGTATAGGTCGCGGTCATTGTGTGCCACTCGTCCAGCTACCGCCGGGCTGAATGCCGCCGTGGCGGTGGTTATCCACCTGGACGCCGTTAGAGGTCATCGCGCCGTCAGAATGCGCCACATTACCGGCCAGGGTGCCGCCGTGGGTGATCTCCACGGTGCGGGCCTTCAGGTGCTGAGTGCATTCCACCACCGGCGTATTCAGTGTGACGCTGACCGCGGCCACCACGTTGACGGTTTTCATGCCGGTGGCTTCCAGCGCACCAGCCACAGCGTCATACCGAAACCGGGCACCGTCCGGCGCGGTGATCACAATCTCCTTCAGGCTGTTGCCCGGTGCCGGGTGGGCCTCGCTGAACAGACTGCCGATGATCACGGCGGTTTCCGGATTACCGCCAAGGCAGCCCAGCCACACCTGTTCCCCGACGGCGGGCGGGAACCAGACGTTAAACGCCCCGGCGCGTATGGTGTTCCAGCGTAGCCAGTCGGTGAGCAATTCACCGCTCTTAACACGTACCTGCCAGGTTTCCGGGTCAACTGCTGTGACGACGCCGACGCGCAAGACGTTTTCCAGTAATCGCATCAGTTCAGCGCTCATGTGGCAGCACTCCCCAGGCTATTGATCACCGAGTCCTGGATCAGCTGCTCATCAGCCGGGGAAATCCCCAACAGTTTACGCACCGGGTAGCGGGCGAAGGCGCCCGGCCCGATCTGGTCACGTTCACCGTACTGATGCACGCGGGCGATACGGGCAGCCATGCCGCCAAAGCCGACGCTCGCGCCGTTGGTATCGGCCCGCATGTTGAGAAAGCGATAGCTGCACAAGCGCTGAAACATCGGGGTTTTCTTGCTGGTTGTGCGGCGTATCGCCTGCGTGTTGATCTCGATATAACGCTCAATATCGCTGCGGTAAAACGTGCGGATAGCGTTGCGGTCTTCATCAAAACCGGTGATTGTGCGGCCGTATTTTCCCCGGCCGCCGTGCCAGTTTTTCAGGTGGCGCACCTGGCCTTCCCAGACAAAGACCATTCCTTTTTGCGAACGCAACACCTTGCGGCGGCGGGTTGCATAGGCCGAGCCGTCCGGGTTCTTCTGCGCACGGATGCGCTGTTGCTGACTGCGTCGCAGCGCCTGCCCGACCTGACGGGCCGTTTTCAGCCGCCCGGCGGGTGACAGGCCGGAAAGAATGTCGTCAAACACCTGATCCAGTGCGTGAAACCGTTTATCCGTCATACCGCTGTCTCCCCGGTCGCATCCTCAAGCACAGCGTCCCATACCCCGCCGGTGAGGCGCGGACGAGGTTCAGGCAGATGTTCAGCTCGCAGGGTGCCATTATCATCCCGCGTGACCCTGACCCGCTCGCGCACCGGGATTTCAAAAAGGATGTCGGCGCTGTCGTCGTTGTTGATCAGCGTGGTGAATGTCACCTCGCGGTTCTTTTGCGGGTTCAGCAACAGGTCGGGCTGGTTCTGCCATAGCCAGGCCATTAACGGTAAGGTGAAATCGTCGATATCACCGGTGAAGTTCATCACGAACAGCACCAGCGAGTAGCGGTACAGAAACGACGGCGTTTCCCCGGTGGTTTCAATGCCGCCCTCTTCCACAAACACCGTGAAGGCTTCCGGGTTGGCCCGGCACCAGGTATTGGATGCCGTCAGTGCAACGCGCAGCGAGTCGGTTTTCAGCATGAGCATTCCCCTATGGTGTGGCGGCGTCCTTCAGGCGTTGAAGACGACGCAGGTATACATCGTTGATGGCGGCTTTGTCCGCGTTGCAGGTGTCCAGCGCATCCAGCAGTTGATCACTCCAGAGCGCGACCGTGCCCCACGTCACCGGTGTTTTCAGTGCGGGCGTCGGTGTGGGTGCCGTCAGGCTGAGCGGTACCGGGTCGTGCAGTATTTGCACGCTGGACGGCGGCGGCGCGTTTTTGCAAGCTGTCGCTGACAGCAACAGGCACCACAGTGTTAGCGCACGTATCGGGCTGCATAACCTCACGCATCTTTTCACGACGTTCTTCCCCTTCGACATAACGCTGTTGCTCACGCTCGCGCACCTGCGCCAGCACGGTTCTGGCATCGTCAGCCAGTGCCCGGACTTCGTTTAACAGTTCGCGCTGTTGTTGGGCGCTGTCGGTCAGTGCCTCGGTATGCGCTCGGTCGATGCCGCGCTGGTAGGTTTGCCAGAGCACGCCACCGACGGCCAGCACCAGCAGCACGGCAAGGGTGGCTGCAAGTTTCATGGCACACCCGCCAGATCGCGCAAGCACCAGGCTTTAAAGTCGCTGCGACGATTGACCAGCCCGGCGGAGCGCTGGCCGCCGCTGTTGACAAAATCGGTCAGCCGTTCACACATCGCGGGCCATTCCTGCGCCTGGGCATGTTTCCAGATAGTGGTGCGCTGCTTGCTGCCCTGCCGGTTGGTAAACCACATCAGGCCGCTGCAACCGAGGTTAAACGCCGTGTCGGTCATGGCTTCAAACGCCGATTGCGGCATGGCGGCGCCGTTAAAATTGCCGTTGACGCAGTTCTCTGCCCGCTGCATGTCGTTAACCCAGCGGCGGGCAATCTCGTCATTGCCGTACGGCCGATTTTGTACGCTACCGGTAGAGCCAATGCCCACCGTTAGCACGCCGGCGGGGCAGTAATACGGCGACGCCCGGCAGTCTTCCCAACTGGCTGTTTTCTGCTGTGCTTCCTGCGAGGTGCGCAATGCGCCGGGGGACAGCGTGACGCCAAGCGCGACAATCAGCGCAATCGAACAGCGTTTAATCGCGGTTTTCATCGTCAACGTCACCTTGATGCAAAATAGCCACCGCGCGGCGTTCCGATACATTCAGCGTGCGGCGCTCGGACTGCTGCAAAATCTGTTCAATCAGTTCATTGCGACGTCGTTGTGCGCGCTCGATACGACGCCGGAACAGCCAGGCGCGCCACGCGGTGACAACACCGATGACCAGCCCCGCCAGCGCCACTTTTTCACTGACGGTCATTACCCCGATGCCAGTCACCATCACGGACAGGCCATAGGTCACGCCATCATTCAGGCGCTGAAGATCGTTTAATCCCATAACTGCCCGTTTCCTGTTCTGTCGAGCGGGAAATTTCGGGCAGCGTGACAGCCTGCCCGGCCGTCAGAAACATCTGGCGGCTCAATCCCGGATTGGCGGCGATCACCTGCTCGGTGACACCGGCGGATGTGCCGTAATGGCGATAACAGAGCAAATCCACCGTATCGCCCTGAAGCGCCCAGACCACCATCAGCACAACTCCGCAAAAAGGCGTTTGGCGCCGCGTATATCGGCGATACTCCAGCGCGCATCACGCCATAAATCGTCACGCTGGTTGTCAAAGGTGTCCGTTGCCTTGTCGCCTTTGGCCGTGGTATCCACATCGCGGTATCCCTCCAGCAGCAGCGCGCGGGCAATGGCATAAACCGCACGCTTGAAGCGGTACACCTTGATGTTTTCGCCGTTGACCTGTCCGGCCGGAACGTCCGCCAGTGCGGTATATCCGGCGGCCTGTTGCGTCTGCTGCCAGCTCGCCAACTGGTCAGTCACATGCACCACCGCTTCCGTGGTGACGTGCATCAGGCGAGTGGTGGTGATACCGCCGGTGATACGGGCGGCCAGACGCAGATCGCGCAGGACGATTACCGGCCAGAACTCCCCGGCGCTGACCGCCGCCGCGCCGTCGTCAATCTCCGGCACGTCGCCGCTGTCGCTGACACGTTTTGGCGCTACCAGGCTCATGCTCAACTCTCCCAAAAGTCAGGCGGTGGGCACCGGGCAAAAAGACCGTATACGGGCAGATCACCCGGTGCGCCGCCTGTCGGACGGGGCCGAAGTCGTTAACGTTTGGCAGACTGACGGGCGGCTTTACTTTTGCCCGTCGGCCGTGTGGTTTTCCGCGCCGTGGTGTTACGCACGGCGGCTTTTTTTACCGCTGGCTGCGCGGCGTCGGCTGAAGCCGCAGGCGGTGTCTCCCCGGCGGCTGTTTCCATGGTCGTCTCATCGTCGCCGGGCGCACCGTCTTCCGGCGCGTCACTGCTGCCCGGCATGAGCTTTTTCAGCTCCCGCGTCAGGGTGGCGATTTCCCGTTTTACCCCTGCGTTGGGATTGCGGGCCATCGCTTCCCGGAACAGTGTCAGCGCATCGGCTTTGGTTTGTGCATCCACCGCTGCGCGGCGTGAGAAGGCGCGGGCTTTGCACAGCTTGGCGCGCACTTCATCCGGCATGTCTTTGCCGTCCACAATCGCGGCCACTTCATCCAGCACGGCGGTGTAACCGCTCAGGTCAGCGCGGTCGTCGGTGGCGGCCAGTGTCAGTACCGGGTTGCTCACTTCCTCAGCCAGTACCGTTACCGCATCACGGCGGAACTTGTCGGCAGGCAAAGACAGGCCATGCTCAACGACGTAACGCCCCAGTTTTAGCGCCAGTGCGCTATCTTGGCAGTCGATCGCCCACACCATCAGGGTGACAATCACTTCATCCTGTCGGCCGCTGTCGCCTTCCAGCGTGCCATCAATCCAGCCGTCGTATTCCGGCAGCATGGCTTTTTTCATCTCCGCTTTGGTCGCATCAGATTGCACCTGTTTCAGCGCCGCCTGATGCAGGCGCAGGCGGTGAAGAATTTGCTCATGGGCGGTGCGTGACACCTCCGTTTCGATGTCCTCCTGGCCCCGGCGCTCGGCCATGACCCGCTGAAAATGTCGTTGTGCTGGTGTCAGCATGGTGTGTTCTCCGGTTGGGCGGAGTGTTACCCCGCCGGGCTGTTACTCGCTGTCGCCTGCTGCCTGTGCGAACTGAATACCGTCGATCAGTGCCACCTTGCCGTAGTCCTCCACCACAAAGTCGTCGTTGGACGATTGGTAGGTGGCAATCCGGTTGTACTGCGGCTCCTCGACGATGCTGCGGCGCAACGCCCCCAACTGGTAGTAAACCGACAGATTTTTGAACGAGGTGATCAGCACCGCGTTGGACGGGAAGTACGGTGCCAGGAAGGTCGGCAGGCCGCCCACACGCTCCTGGCTGATAATCAACTGACCGGCGATCAGTTCACTATTGGGGTTGCTCTGGCTCAGCGCATTGAGGCGCGGAAAGTTGCTGGACGTCAGCAGGTCGGATGCCATGATCACCACCAGATCCGGCGCTTTCCGGTGCCACGGATCCAGCAGGCTGTTTTTGGCGTCAAACACAGCGGTGTCGAGGTTGCCGTAGGTGCCTTTGGCGACAATCTTGTTGTCTTCGTCGCGGGCGGTCAGCGTGACGTTTTTAATAATGCGGTGCGCCGTATCATTGCGGATTTTTTGCAGCCAGCCTACGCCGCAATCCTGCAACAGCGGATTGGCTCTGCGGTCGGATTTCTCGGCATAGGTGGCGCCGTTGAAACCGATCATGATGCGGTCAAGGCCGATTTGCCGCGCATTCGCTTGGCTGATCAGCGCCTGAAAGTTCGGCCGCGATGCCCAGGCGTCCAACTGCGGGTAGCTGAGCGCCGAGTCGTAATTCACTTTTCGGCAATGGTAGCTGTTCGGCTCTTTGGAATGGTTGTCCGTCGGATTGCGGCGGGACGTGCCGTCGCTGCTGTTATTGGTGCTGGCAATCGGCCCTTTGCTACCGATCAGGATTTTCTGACCTTCCTGATCCTTCACGCCAAACACGTTAATCTGTTCCAGGAAGTCATCGCTTTCCTGTGCTGCCTGCTCCATACGCTGCTGGATGGCCGGTTCGACGCTAAAGGTCATCGCCACGGCATTCGGCTGCACCCCGTTAAGCTGCGCCTGACGTGAAATGTACTGTTCAAAAAGATTACGGGTCGTGTTTTCCATGTTCGCTTGTCTCGCTTAACGGTACTTAAAAGTCAGCCAGCTGTGCGCCGCTGTTGCCGCCGCTGGCCGCCGGACGCTGGCTGTAACTGTTATCCTGCGTCGCCAGCTTCTGCGTGAGTGCGGCCAGTTCGCGGGTCAACGTCTGGATAGTGCGGTTGTCCTGCTGCTGTTGGGTTTTCAGCGTGTTGAAACTGTCCAGCAGGTCAGCATGGGACTGGGCGACGTTCTCCACCGCCTCACGCACCTGGGCGAACTGTTCACCTTCCGATTTACGGCCTTTGCCGATAATCCCCATCACGCGGGAAAACCATTGCTTCCCCTCGTCGCTGCGCTGTTCGGACAGCTCGACCAGCTCCGCTTCCATCGCTTCGGTGAACATGACCGGCTCACCGGGCAGATTGTTGAATGCCTGCACCTGTGCCCGTTGCTGTGCTGCGAATTTCAGGCGATCTGTGCCCAGGCTGGCCGGGGTATCCGTCATCGCCAGGCCGCGCAGATACGGTTTGCCGGTCGCGGCAAACTGCGGATCGATTTCGATACTGGAATAAATCTTCTTCCCTTCGCCGGTGAGCTGCTTCATTCGCTCGGTGGGTTCGATTTCCGCATACAACGCGGCACGGCCTTTTAGCGGGCCGTCGGTAATGTCTTCCGCGCTCAGCGCAATAACATCACCCATCGCACTGAAATCACTGCCCGGATAGGGGGAAAGAATGTGCTCAACGTTAACGCGGGCACCGTATACCTGCGGGTTGTAGCTTTCCGCCATTGCATAGAGGTGGTCGCGTCCGATTTCACGCCCGTCAACGGTGGAACCGGAGACGGCAACCCGGAATTTTTTGCGGGTCGGTTTAGCTGTACCGCTCATGCCTGTAGTCCTGTCCTGTGGTATCTGTGACATCATGATTGCAGAGCCTAACTCCCTGTCTCAACGCGGTTTTGTTGTCGGCGTAGGGCCAGAGCCGAAAGTGAGCGAAAGGCGGATCGCGCGCGGGGTAATCTTCCCGGCAAAGGGGGAAACCGCGCATGATTCAGGACGCATTTGTACGGCAGCGAGCAAAACAGCTTTACTGGCAGGGTTACCCGCCAGCGGAAATTTCGCGCCTGATGGGGATTAATCAAAACACGGTGTATGCCTGGAAAAAGCGCGACGAATGGGACGAGACGCCGCCTATCCAGCGCGTAACGCATTCTATTGATGCGCGGCTGTGTCAGTTGGCCCAAAAGCCGACCAAAACCGGCGGCGACCTGAAGGAAATGGACGCGCTGACCCGGCAGTTAAAAACGCTGAACGACGGCCAGCCAGGCAATGCCGCAGGCGGCAAGAAACCCCGCAAGCGCAAGGTGAAAAATCACTTCACTGACGAACAGATTGCCGCGTTGCGAACCAACATTCTCGACTCACTGGCCTGGCATCAAAACGGCTGGTATGCCCAGCAGGATCAACGCAACCGTATGATCCTAAAGTCCCGCCAGATCGGCGCCACCTGGTACTTTGCCCGTGAAGCGTTATTGCGGGCGCTGCGTGATGACGTAGCTTACCCTTATCAGCGCCACCAGATTTTTCTGTCCGCCTCACGTCGGCAGGCGCACCAGTTCCGGGGCTTTATCCAGAAGGTGGCGGAAGAGGTGGACGTCGAACTAAAAGGCGGTGACAAGATAGTCCTGAGCAACGGGGCCGAGCTGCATTTTCTGGGGACGTCTGCCGCGACGGCACAGTCTTACACCGGCAACCTGTATTTCGATGAGTTTTTCTGGGTCAGTAACTTTGCCAACCTGCGCAAGGTGGCCGGGGCGATGGCGACCCTGAAAGGGCTGACGCGCACCTACTTTTCCACCCCGTCGAGCGAAACCCATGAAGCGTACCCGTTCTGGACAGGCGCACGCTGGAATGAGAAGCGCAGCAAGGCACAAAAGGTCGCGTTTGATGTGTCATGGAAAGCGCTCAATAGCGGTTTGCTATGTCCGGATAAAACCTGGCGTCAGATTGTGACGCTACAGGACGTCATCGATCACGGCTGGCAATACACCGACCTGGAAGAAATCCGCGACGAAAACAGCCCGGATGAATACAACAACCTGTACGGCTGTGAGTTCGTCCGCGATGGTGAGTCCGCCTTTAACCTCAACCTGTTATTTAGCTGCGGCGCCGACGGTTACGACGAGTGGCCGGACTGGAAGCCCTTTGCATCGCGCCCAATGGCCGATCGCGGCATCTGGATTGGCTATGACGCCAACGGCAGCAGCGGCAACGGCGACAGCGGGGCGATCTCGGTGGTGGTACCGCCACTGGTGGCGGGCGGCAAATTCCGCACCATCGAAACCCAGCAGATACGCGGCCTGGAGTTTGAAGAACAGGCGAAAGTGATCGAAGCGCTGACCTTCAAATACAACGTGCAGCATATCGCCATTGATGGCACCGGCATCGGCGAAGCGGTCTACCAGATTGTGAAGAAATTCTTCCCGGCGGCGGTGTGCTTCCTGATGTCGGTGTCATCCAAACGCGCCTTAGTGCTGAAAATGCTTCAGGTCATTCGTGCCGGTCGCTGGGAATACGACCGCAGCGAGCAGGCGCTGATCAATGCGTTCAACGCCGTGCGGCGCGTCAAGACGCCGGGCGGCATCATGACTTACGACACCGACCGCGCACGCGGCTCTAATCATGGCGATCTGGCCTGGGCAACCATGCTGGCCGTCATCAATGAACCACTCGGCCAGGAGCAAGGCGGCGGTGGCTTTGCGATGGAGTTCTGATGAAAAGAAAATATAAACCCGGCGCCCGTCCGGCAATGACGCCTGGTCAGCCGGATATGGCCGCCACTCTGAAAAGCGATCCGGGGCTGAGCGCGTTTACCTTTGACGGCCCTTATCCGGTCAGGGACGGCCACGACCTGCTGGATAACATGTATTGCGCCGATAATGGCCGTTATTACGACACCCCGGTGGACTGGTACGGGCTGGCTCGCGCGTTTGGTAGTGCGTCATGGCACCAGTCCGCGCTGTACTTCAAACGGAATGCGCTGACCGGGTGCTTTATCCCGCACCCGTTATTGTCGCGTCAGGCGTTCTCCGCCTTCGTGCTCGACTGGTTTGTTTTCGGCAACGGTTATCTTGAACGCCGGGTCAACCGGCTGGGCAGCGTGTTGTCCCTGCGCCACGTTCCGGCAAAGTACACCCGGCGCGGCAGCGACCTGAATACCTATTGGTTTATCCGGCAGTGGAAGGATGAACACGCGTTTGATACCGACAGCGTGTGCCACGTCATCAACCCGGATATTAACCAAGAGATCTACGGTATGCCGGAGTACATGGGCGCGCTGCTGTCGGCCAGCCTGTCGCACTCCGCCGATATGTTCCGCAAGCTCTACTATGACAACGGCTCGCACGCCGGGTGCATTATCTACATCGGCGCATCCCAGGTGGATACCGAAAGCATGGATAACGTGAAAAAAACGCTGAAGGAAGCACGCGGCAAAGGCGCGTTTAAAAACCTGCTGTTACACGCGCCGGGCGGCGGTGAAAAAGGGGTACAGATTATTCCCTTCAGCCAGATATCCGCCAAAGATGAATTCCTGAATATCAAATCAGTGACGCGCGATGACATTCTGGCAGCGCACCGCGTACCGCCGCAACTGATGGGCGCCATGCCGGAAGGCAACGGTTCTTTTGGCGATGTGGAGAAAGCCGCGCGGGTGTTCGCCATCAACGAACTGATGCCGGTGATGGAAGCGCTGAAGCATGTGAATGACTGGCTGGGGATGGAGGTGATCCGCTTCAACCCTTACGCCCTGTTGAAAGCCGAGTGATACCCCGCCGCTGCCGCCGCACTCACGCGGCGGTTTTTATTCAAAAACTTTCACGTCACCTGCGTACTATCTCTTTTCAGTTCAACGGCTAACGCCACCATTCCCCGCCCGTATAAAACCGTCTCAGCGCCGCGCTGTCGAGCGCTCTCACCGGATGACGCGCCGCGTCTCCTGGAGGGAAATACACACGCAGCAGGGCGGGAAATGGGCCGGATTCGGCACATCAAAGGGGGATCCCTACCTACCCCCCATCGCGGGGGCTGTTCCCCCGTCACCAGCGCGCTGCTCTCGCTTCATTTTTTGTGCAAGTGCAGAAACCGGCCCGGCGCGCGAGCGTACCGGGCCGAAAGGGGGAAAATAGCATCAAAAAAGTTGTGCAAAATTGTGCACTATTGTGCGGTAACTTCACCAAAAAAATCCCGCCGAAGCGGGATACATTAGTGAAAAAACTAGGCAGTTCTCATGCGATAAGCAGACATAGACACAACATTTTCTGTCGTGATTTCAGGTACAAAATCTAAAGTATTATCGCTTGCTAACCCCGCTAGCATGGCTGGAGTGATGCATAAACGCTGCGCTAAAGATTCAATATCAACTGACAGATCCGTTAGAAGAAACCTCAATGCCTTATGAAAAAGCTCTGGCTTTTCATTTGGGATTAAATAATCCTCTTTTTCATCAATAGCTTCCCCCTTACGTTTCAGACCAAAAAATGCCGTTTTATACTGAGCATCAGTTAAGAGAGAAAGCTGATGCGCCCTGTAAATTATTGCTGCTTTACTCACTTTCCACGTCAATTTAAACTGGCTAAGGCCTTGCCAGTCGATACGTCCACCTATTGGGCGAGGAAAATACTTTGCCATCGCCGAGCGAGGCAGAAGCAAGGCGGAAGCAAATCGGTTTGCTTGCGATTCCGTTACCCTGTCCCCCGTCGAAATACCTTCATGCAAAATCAAATGTGCAACTTCGTGGGCAATATCAAAACGCTGACGACACGGTGACTTTTTAGCCGTGTTCCTAACGATAAATGGGCGACTCAAAGGAACAGACAGCGCGTCCACATCATCAGAAACAGAATCGAAAGATGTAACAAACGCCCCCAACTTTTCAGCAAGGCGGGTCATATTATCGATCGGCCCAAAGCCTAACCCCCAATCAGTACGGCATTTTTCAGCCGCCTTCTCTATGTCCTCTTGAGTATGCACCCTCATTTCAGGAAACCTGACTGCTGGCAAGTTTAAATACTCATCGAAAACTTCAATTAGACGGCGATACAATTCAGCTTTAGCAAGCGTCGCCCACTTAGTAGCCATGCGTGTAGAACTACGTTTGCGGAAGTGAACGATCTCTTCATTCACTGGAGACTGCTCCTGCACTTCGAAAAATTCGGGCATGACCAGCAAGACGGCAGCTAATTTATTCGCAAGATCAGGAGTAGGCACAGCAGAGCCGGATTCCAGCCGCTGAATATACTGGCGGGTCTTATCGACCCGCTCAGCTACTTGCTCCAGTGATAACTCGTGATACAGACGAGCCAATCGCAAATTAGAACCGTTAAACACTTTTCACCTACTGTTATTCGTTATCGCTTTTCTTTTCCTTTTCAGGAACAGAAGCGCTGATATCATCCAGCTCAATCTTAACAGGTGCTGGCGGGGTATCATCTGTAGAGTGCAGCACTGTTACCCGTTCTTCGCCATAAGTCCACAAAGAGAGCATTTCTTCCAGTGCATTATAACCTGCAAAATGCACGCGCCCACCTTCACCTTCGAACTCCGGCTTCTCAACAACAAAGCGCCAAATCGTAGGGATTGTATCCTCCGACGCAAACAACTGATCAACACTATTCTTACGGAAGAAATTAGGTTTTTTAGGATTAGTTGGATCATCGCTAAAAGAACGAATAGGAATGCCACCAATAGTTATTGTGTAGTCATTATTCGGATTAGAGAGTCCCAACCAGTCGTATTTTTTCGACATACACAGCTTCACGATTCGGTTCTTTTGGCGTCCAAAAGTGCATGTTGCGCGTGTGTAATTATCATCAAGCGAAGAAGACAAAAGTTCATGTGTATCTTCCTGAACTTTAAGGAGCGCCTCTGCAATGATCGACAGGCGTTCTTCGGTTAACTGTGGGTGAAACGTCCAAGGGAATGGGTAATCTTGCATCGGGTCACTTTCCTTTCAGTGCAAAAATTAAACTTTGTCAACCGGAATGATGGTGCAGTTTTTTTATTTTGTCAACTAACCCCTGTTAATTTTTACAGCACATCTCAAAATATAAATACTAAGCTAACAATCTATTAGTGGTTCCGTTTTTCTCATCCACCAACGAACACCACCACACCTTATCCCCAGTTCCACCCCGGCCACAGCTCGCAATCCCCTGTCTGGCCTACTTCCTCCAGCCTGCCGTTAACCATTTTCAGCGCCCTGCCCTCGCTTATTGCCAGACTGCAGCCACGAATCAGCACATCGACCAGCCCCGGATCAGGCGGAAAACCGCGTAAGCGCAACAGTTCCGATAATCGCCGCCGTAGGCCCGGCGTACAGTTATTGACAGAACTCCAAGCTGCGGCGGGGCCGCCAGAAACCCCGGCCCCCGCTGACGCGGCGGCCTGTTTCGGGACAATCCTCCATTGCACCGTTCGGGTGACGATCGCGGAGCGCTCCCCCAGTAATGGCGAATACACCCCCTGAACCTTTTGTACGTCTTCGGCATACTGGTTCGCACGTTCCGTAATCTCATAGGACAACCGCACAACAAGTGCGTCACGCGACACAAGAGGGCCACCCTGCGCTTGGGTGTATGCGGCCCAGTCGCCCACATCTGCTGCCGCCAGCACCGCATCCATCGCCGCGTTATCCAGTTGCTTATCACCCAGGCGTCGCAGCTCGCGGTAAACCGTTACCGGCGCACCGCCGATTTGCTGAAACTGCCGGATACGCCAGCGCGACGCCCAGGCAGATACCGCCTTTGCCATGTCGCGCAGGTTTTCCCCGGTTTCCTCGTCGGCCTCGCCATCCAGTGCGTAGCCATCAATATTCTTGCTGATGTACTTGGCGATATAACCCGTGGCGCTGCCTTTTTCCGGGTCAATCGGTTCATAATGAAAGCGGGCTTTTTGCGCCTTTTCACTGTTCAGCTCATCGGCATCTTCCCGGCGGGCGTGATACGCCATGATGTCGCGTACCTGTTCGATGTGCTCCGGGCGCATGAACAACAACAAATGCCAGTGCGGCGTGCCATCGTGATGCGGCTCGACGACCCGAAAGCCAAACACGCTAATCTCTTCGCGTGACAGCTCCGCCCGGATACGCGCCCACACACCGCACAGGCATTTCTGTGTGTCGCGTGGGCTGGCACCGCTCCACTGTTCGACGAACCCGCCGCCGCTGTGTACTGCGTGATACCGTGACGGCGCGGTGATGGTGTAAAACTCCCCGGCACAGCCCATTTCCTGCGCCAGATCCTCAAAGCCGCGCATTCTCACCATCAGCTCACAACGGCGGATCGCCGGGTTGGCGTTGCTGGCGTTAACCTTGTCATCCATAGAGACACGGTTACCCTCTTCATCTTCCAGATCAAACGCCTTGAAAAACTCCCGGTTACGCCGTTTCTGCTCTTTCCATTCATCCAGCGTGGAGCGCGAGACATAGGGTGACGCCGCTTTTTGTACCTGGCCGACCGCAATCGCCATATGCTCCCGCTGAATATCGCGGCGGCGTTTTAGCCGTGCCCGCCACCACTCCGGTGACATCATGCGTAACAGGCCGGATTCGGCTTTTTCGGTCGATAACGGGTGGCGGCCTTTGGTGAATTGCGCCCAGTAAGCCGGCTGCGTTCCGGCCTGCAAGGTCAGCAGGCCAAGGTGACGGAATGACAGCAGGGTGATATGCCTGTCAGTCAGGCTCCCAGTGTTTCTGATGCGGTTTTCGGTGTAGTCGCGCAACGATGCTGCCATGAAATCGGCCACTCGTTGCGATAAGGCGCGGATGTTGTCACGGTCATAAACCGGCAGCTTTTCCAGATCATCACCGAACGGGAACGGCAGATCTCCCGCAGCACGTTGTTGCGTCTGGTATCGTTCGGTAACGGTGCGCAGGCGTGGCAATACGCTTTTCCCCAGGGTACGGAGTAAAAACGTATTGGCCCGGCGGCGCCCCTTGTGCTCATCGGATTTAAACAGCTTTTCATAACGCTGGCCGAAATACTTCGCCAGATAATCCGGCATTCCGGCCAGATACTGCTGACGCCATTCATGATCGACCTTATTCAGGTGCCAGAGGCTGCGTTCAACATAGCTCAGCCCTGCAGGCTCGCCGGGGGAAAACTGTTCACGCTGCCATTCCCTGACAGCGTGATACACGCCGTTATGCTCCAGAATCTGTAAATCAGTCACTCACAAACCCCGGCATAGACACTGCTACAAACCGACTTGTCGTTTGCCTCTGCCAAAAGGTCGAATTGCGCCCCCCCGCGTGTCGTCATAGCCCAATCGCGGTAAGACTCAATGCCGTATTCATCAACGGTAATTATGTCGATCCGCTGTTCCGCTCTACGTGGATCATGGGTGGAAGGAAAAAACGTTGAATTTCCTCTGCGTGAGCAGGCGGCTACCAGTCTTTCCCACTCAGCAACACGCTTTATTTCTTCAGGCCAGCGGCTGAATATTTCCGCCAATTCAGACTTACGGGCATGGATACACGGCATACACCCAACCCGGCTACAGCCTTGTTGATATAGCGGGTTAGGCTTAATCCCATGACGTTTAGCAATGGCGAAGACATCTTCATGTTTCCATTCAAGGATCGGGCGATAAACATGCAAACCGGGAGTGTTATCCGCATCTTCTTCCCATACTGGCAAACCGGCCCGGGCGGGTGACTCTTGAGCGCGAACCCCCTGCCAGCTTATTACCTCGTCATATTCATCAAGCGCAGGTAGAACTACCTGAGTACGCACAGGTTCGTGCTTAAGTTCGAAGGTGCAAAATCGAGCTTTAGTGCTGGGGAATCTACCCTTCAACATGCAAAGATCGAGGAATGGATTGCCAGTTGGCCGGAGATTATCAAGAGCTGACTTAACCCTAGCAGCAGCCTCAACCTCAGCATCTTGCTGGTTCAGACCCTTTACAGATGGAATCCACTGAAACCCATTTAAGACAGCAGTGTTATAACGATCATCAGGCACAGATTCAGGCCATACAAAACGCTCCCGCCTACCATTAGGGTATAAAAGATACTCATCAAAATAAGTATCATCGTCCTCATCTAACATTATTTTCTGGACACGGAAACCGGATGCCAGCGCCCAGCGACCCTCGAATCTATCCACCATCAGGTCAGTGATCAGCCCCTGATACCAGTTATTCGTAATAAATTTTCTTTTCTGCTCTATCTGTCTTGAAAAATCAGCCTTTACTCGTTTGATTGGGCCTAATTTGCTTTCCAGATAGCCCAGATACTCAATTGTCTGCGGGTGCTCATGCCCTGTATCAGCAAAGACAGCGGTGTGCTGCACTCCGTGTTCAATGGCCAGAAGCCACTGAGCCAAGCTGTCTTTTCCGCCAGACACGCTGATAACGTTGATGGTGTCGTTCTGAAAGCAACGGGAATCAATCATCAGAATGGCTCCGCATTTAACGCGCCGGACGCCGCCATTACATGATGAATGGCATTACCTATCCCCAGCCCACAGTCAGGGCAGTGCCTACCACCTTCATAGCCGCACCCGTCGCAAACTTTCGACAGACTGCGGGCAGCAGACACCGGCAGACGCTTAGCAATGATTTCCCCGGCCTGTTTACCTTCCCCAGCAGCAACGCCGACGCTACGCGGCGCGGTGAAACGGCAGATATCAAACCGGTGATAAAGGCTGCGTGCGTGGTGGGTATCACTGTTGGACGCGATGACAGGGATCCCGCGTTCGGCCAGACGTGATAACTCACTGCACAGGTCATACTGATCGTTGTGGGTGAAACCATCGGTGTGATAACTGGTGAAGCTGGCCGTTGGCGTTTGCGGGATATACGGCGGATCGCAGTACACCACATCGCCGGGGCGGATCAGTTGAAGTGTTTCGCCAAACGCGGCGCAGATGAATTTTGCACGACGGGCTTTTTCGGCAAATGCCTGAATCTCGGCCAGTGGAAAATAAGGCGATGCATAATGCCCGTAAGGGACGTTAAACCCACCGTTGCGGTTATACCTGCAAACGCCCCGGTATCCGTGCCGGTTCAGGTAAAGAAACAGTGCCGCAGATGTGATGCGATTCTCTTTGCTGCGGTTAAATACCTGCCGGAAGCGGTAATAACTTTCTGCCGTGTTCGCGGTGCGGAACAGACCTTCGGCGGTATCAATAAAATCCTTCACATCTTCTTTGAGGACCTGATACAGGTTAATCAGGTCGGGGTTGATATCGGCGATCAGGTACTCCGGGTAATCGGTATTCATCATGACCGCACAAGACCCGGCGAACGGCTCAACCAGACGATCACCAACCGGTAAATGCTCACGCAGGATATCCATCACGCGGGCTTTGCTGCCGACCCATTTCAGCGGTGTGGCGATAATGCTCATAAGGCACCCCGATAGTGTTTGTTTTTCAGTTCAGCATCACCCTGGCAGTACACGCACAGACACACACCCGGAACGGCCACGCGGCGGGCTTCGGGTATGGGGGCGTCGCAGTTTTCACAGACGAATGCAGAAACGGCACAACCCGACTGTTGCCGGGCCTGTTGGATTTGTGTTTCACGGATGAACGCTTCGCGTTCCTGAGCCATATCCATGGAGTCCATCAGCTCAACCCCTGAGCGGAGTACTCAAAACGTTCTGACTCCTGGCGCATCAGTTCCACCAGTTCAGCGGCAGAGAGATCTCTTTGCTGGGCGCGGATAGCCAGCGCAGCAAGACGCAGTGAGAAGGACAAATGCTGGTCTTTGCGCTCCTCCAGTCTGGCTTTATTCAGCAGTTCGATCAGTGCGCCATCAGCAGCGACGGTCATGGTCTTTACTTCGGCATTTTTCATTACGGTTTCCTTTTTTCAGGTAATGCGAATCCCTGCCCGATAAAGGGCATTTATTCGTTGCTATGGGTTAATTAATGAATAGGTGACTGGTTCGGCTTATTGGGTGTGCCGTTTTGATTACTGGTTTTCAGAAAATCATCAGGGCCAAATAGCGCAGTTTCATCGCAGATAGCCCGGATGCGCTTAATTGCGCCCCAGATAGCGGCGCGCTCTTCCGCCGTAAACTGATGCCATGAGTAATTGACATGGCGCGATTTCAGCTTTGGCTTTGCGGAAAAAAGGATAATCTCACGCGTTTCCAGTGCAGCACGCTCCCAAAATGACTGAGCGCGGGATTCACCTTTAAACACGATATCCCTGCAACGCTGTATCCATTTCTGATGATCGACAGATTGAGACATGCGCCCTCCTGATTACCGATTAAACGCCCCTTTCGGCGGGTTCCAGCGGCGGCCATCCGGCCGAATAATGATGCCCTGCTTGCCTTCTCCGTGGCGTATTTCTGGTTTGATACGGCTTTCCGTCTGTTGCTGCCAGAGGAAAGGCGCAATTGAGATTGGTTTTTGCATTGTTCCTCCTATTGGTAACCGCCCACAGATAGACGGTTGCAAATAGGTGCCGGGATATTTAGCCACGCCCGGCCGTGGTTTCTCTGGTGTTGTTTTTATTCTTTATCACTGCACTATTGAGATACGCTGTTATGTAAGCTGTCGATATAACCGGTAGCTAATGCCAGCGCATCAAATAAACCGTAAGACTGCCCTTCCCTGCTAACGCGATATCGCTTAATTGAGTTTGTGATTGTTCTTGGATATTCAACAACTGAAAAGCCACGATATATACTGGTGTGCTTACTCAGGCGAATAACAGCAAATTCCTTTTTAACCATAATTATTCACCTATAACCCCAGCCATAATAACCATGCGTCACGCTGTTCTTTCGGCCTGTTCATAAAGGCATCGCGCATAGCACGGTTAAATTCCGGGATATAAACCCAGTTTTCACCGCGACGAGGATTGGGGTTTTCAGGATTCACCCACGGAATAAGCGGCAATTTGCCATTATCAACCATGCCTTTTACTGCCGCTTCCGACTTACCGATCAATTCCGCAAATTTCTGATACGGAACAGCATCAACAGGATAGCGAACCTCATAAACGCGTTCACTCATCACAAACCTCGCTTTTCATTTTGCGTTATTGAATATGTGCCGGGATTTTTAGCCACGCCCGGCGCGTGGTTATGGTAGGATTGCTGTGCTCACATCAATCAACTACCGACAAAGGAGTCTATTTTATGGACTTAAATCTAACTGCATGTTTTAGGGTTTACGAGAAAACATTCAACAATATCGCAACTGCCCTCAAAATAAATAACCCAGATAACACTTATCTTTGCGCCCCTTTAACTCTTCGAACTCTTGTGATCTTTAAAATTAACCTTATACTTTTTGAGTACCGCGAAAACCTTGATAAAAAAAGAGAGGTTCTCATCGGTAGAAATGCATTAACTCATTATCTTTTTAATAAAAAAGGGATAACATTTACTGAAGCAAAAAATATTTCACTAAACGATGCAGTAATCATTTTATGGAATGAAATAAATTCATATAAAATCCCTGAAAATATTATAAATCACATTAGAAACCATAGTGATAATTATCATCACACCGATAACGACATCTCTAAGTTCAAGAAAGACTACCCTTCCTATATAGATGAAGAATGGGATCCTAATTATGCTGATGAAGAACTGAGGAAATAAATTCATTCAGCTCGTCTAACTCCCTTTCAGCACTATCTGCACTGGCCCGCAATTTTTCTGGTCTTTCCTTGAGAGATTCGCGGGCTTCCAATTTCTTAATGAAAGTTAGCAAGAACTCAATCAATTCATCATCAGTAAGATCACCACGCATAATGCTGGGTCCTACTTTATTCTCACCTTCCATCCGTTCACCCCTCCCCCTCACCGTGATACTCTCTTCCGATCACCAATCACTTACATCGGCTTTCAGTTGCTTGTGTTCGCGGTTGGTTTTTCATGCCCTCATTGGAACCCATATAGGTGCCAATGAGGGGAATTTAGATCCTATATGGGTTCCATGTCAAATGAAACTTAGCGAAAAAGTAAAGGCACTAAGAGAAGCAGAGGGACTTAGCCAGTCAAGATTTTGTGAAATCATAGACTTACCTCTAAGCACTCTTAAAAAATATGAGACTGGCAACTTTGAGCCAGGGGGAAATGCTTTGCTCAAAATCACAATGCATCCCACTTTCCAAAAATACACCCTGTGGTTAATGACGGATAAAACAGCACCGGAAGCTGGGCAGATCGCACCGGCCCTCGCGCACATTGGGCCAGAAGAAACAAAATCTCACCAATCAAACCAGAATATTGGATAAATATTTACATAAGTTACATCTTTGATATTGCATATCAGGATGATGACTGCATCGGAGAGTGTTCTTATGGCAATTAAGAAACTCGATGATGGTCGATATGAAGTGGACATTCGCCCGATAGGACGTAACGGAAAACGCATCCGGCGGCGGTTTGAGAAAAAGACAGAAGCGGTAGCATTCGAACGCTACACGTTGTCCAGAGCGGACAAAAAAGAGTGGCAGCACGGTTATGGCGTTGAACATCGCCAGCTCAGTGAACTGGTTGAATTATGGTGGCTTTACTACGGCCAGAATCTGAAGAATGGTTTGATAGAAAAGCGTCACCTGAAACGGACAGCGGCCCAGATGGACGACCCGGAGATATGCCGGATAAACAAGCGTTCAATTCTGGAATTCCGTACCCGGCGATTATATGACGGTATCAGCTCTTCAACGGTCAATCGGGACATCTACCGGCTTTCCGGGATGTTTTCGGCACTGATAAAACTGGAGATCTACACCGGCGAGAATCCCTTAAAGGAATTGCCACCGTTGCCAGAAAAGCAGCCAACAGTCACTTTCCTGACTGAATCAGAGATTGCACGCCTGCTGGATACGATGGAAGGCGATCAATACCGGCTGGCTGTGCTGTGCCTGAGTACCGGCGCAAGGTGGGGAGAAGCCAGCACATTACGGGCTGAACAGGTGATGCATAACCGGGTGACGTTTACCGAAACCAAGAACGGTAAAAACAGAACCATTCCGATATCGGAAGAGGTTACGCGGATCATCAAAACCCGTGAAACCGGAAAGTTGTTTAAAGTGGACTACTCGGCATTTTGCGAGCAAATCAAAGCGGTAAAACCCGATATTCCGAAAGGCCAGGCATCACACATACTACGGCACACATTTGCCAGCCATTTTGTGATGAACGGGGGAAATCTGGTGGCATTACAGCAGATTTTAGGTCATGCCAGCATTCAGCAAACCATGACTTACGCGCATCTTGCACCGGACTATCTGCAAAACGCTATAACACTCAACCCATTACGGGGAAAAATAGCGGTTTAG